TTGTTCATACCTATGGAATGGAATTACGAAGGATACATCGATTCTTATGGCATACCTGTCTTTGACACACCAAAAGAACCAAGAGAAGATCCGCACGGGACAAAAATTAAAATAGGTGTAATTGAATATTGGCAAAATGAAGTTGATGGTCTAAAAGAAGATCAAGATGGTTTAAATGAATTTTACAGACAATTTCCAAGAACAGAAGAACACGCTTTTAGAGATGAAGCAAAATCATCTTTATTTAATTTAACTAAAATATACCAACAAATAGATTGGAACGCCGATATCAAAAACAGTGGCGTGATTACTCAAGGTAGTTTTCAATGGGCTAATGGAATTAAAGATACAACAGTAATATTTTCACCTAATAATAAAGGTCGTTTCCGTGTTTCATGGGTTCCACCTATAGAACTACAAAATAAAGTAGTAGCAAAAAACGGATTAAAATTTCCTGGAAATGAACACTGCGGAGCATTTGGCTGTGATAGTTATGATATATCAGGAACAGTTGATAAAAGAGGTTCTAATGGTGCTTTAAGTGGTTTAACTAAGTTTTCAATGGAAAACGTACCACCTAATCATTTCTTTTTAGAATACATCGCTCGTCCACAGACAGCAGAGATATTTTTTGAAGACGTACTAATGGCTTGCGTGTTTTACGGCATGCCAATATTAGCTGAGAATAACAAACCTAGATTATTGTATTATTTTAAAAGAAGAGGTTATAGAGGTTATTCTATAAATAGACCAGATAAATTATATAATAAACTTTCAGTAACAGAAAGAGAAATAGGTGGAATACCTAATTCAAGCGAAGACATTAAACAAGCACATGCGGCGGCTATAGAATCTTACATAGAAGATCATATTGGATTAAAACCTGATGCTAATTTTGGAGATATGTATTTTCAAAGAACATTAGAAGACTGGGCTAAGTTTAATATAAATAATAGAACATCACATGATGCTTCTATTAGCTCTGGACTTGCTATTATGGCTTGTAACAAAAATAAATACCGACCAAACCCTGTAGTTGAAAGAAAGAGTTATGCTTTAGGATTTAAAAAATATAATAACAAAGGATCAATGTCAAAAATAATTGAATAAATGAAGTCAAAAATGTACACTAATTCTAATAGTGCTTTTCCAAGTCAGGTAGTACCAGACGCAGAAAAAGCTTCGTGGGAGTATGGTTCTCAAGTAGCGTCCGCTATTGAAACAGAATGGTTTAATCAAGGGAGAACTAACGGCAATAGATACCTTACTAGTTTTAACAATTTTCATCATCTTAGACTATACGCTAGAGGAGAACAACCAGTCCAAAAATATAAAGATGAGTTATCTATCAATGGTGATTTATCTTATCTTAATTTAGACTGGAAACCAGTTCCTGTTATATCTAAATTTGTAGATATAGTAGTTAATGGCGTGTCTAATAAGCAGTTTGAAATTAAAGCTTATGCTCAAGATCCTGAGTCAGTAAAGAAAAGAACTGAATACGCTAATCAAATAGCTGCGGATATGTATGCTCAAGCTCAAATCCAGCAAGCTCAAAGCTTATTAGGTATTAATGTTAAGCAATCAAATATTCCTTTAGATGAAATGCCTAAGACTAAAGAAGAATTAGAACTTCACATGCAACTTAGCTATAAGCAAAGTATAGAAATTGCAGAAGAAGAAGCTATAACAACTACTTTAGCTAAAAACAAATGGGAATTAACAAAGCGTAGAATAAACCAAGATCTTGTTACTTGCGGTATAGCAGCAACAAAAACTTCGTTTAATAAATCAAACGGTATAGAGATTGACTATGTTGATCCTGCTTACATGATTTACTCATACACAGAAGATCCAAATTTTGAAGACATATACTATGTTGGTGAAGTTAAATCAATAACTATACCAGAACTTAAAAAACAATTTCCTGCTATCTCAGATGAAGAATTACAAAAAATTCAACAGATGCCAGGTAATAGACAATATATAACAGGTTGGGGTAATTATGACGCTAACACAGTTCAGATATTATACTATGAGTATAAAACTTACATGAATCAAGTTTTTAAATTAAAGTATAATGAAAATGGTTTAGAAAAAATTATTCAAAAAACAGACGAGTTTAATCCTCCAGAGGCTGACACGTTTAAAAAAGTTTCCAGAAGCATTGAAGTTTTATATAGTGGCGTAAAAGTACTAGGTACTAATACTATGTTAAAATGGGAATTATCAGAAAACATGACTAGGCCTTTTTCAGATTCTACAAAAGTAGAAATGAACTACGCTATATGCGCTCCAAGAATGTACAAAGGCAAGATAGAGTCTTTAGTTAGTAAGATAACAGGTTTTGCTGATATGATACAGCTTACTCATTTAAAAATGCAACAGGTATTAGCTAGACTAGTGCCAGACGGTGTATTTTTAGATATGGATGGTTTAGCCGAGGTTGATTTAGGTAACGGTACAAACTACAATCCTGCGGAAGCATTAAATATGTATTTCCAAACCGGTTCGATAGTTGGTAGATCTCTTACTCAAGACGGAGAATTAAATAGAGGTAAAGTGCCAATTCAAGAATTAACATCTTCATCAGGAGGTGCTAAACTACAAAGCTTAATACAAACTTATCAATATTATCTACAAATGATAAGAGACGTAACAGGACTTAATGAAGCTAGAGATGGTAGTATGCCAGACAAAGACGCTTTAGTAGGGCTTGCTAAGATGGCGGCTAATCAATCTAATATTGCTACTAAGCATATTAACCAAGCTAGTCTTTATTTATCTCTTAGGATATGTGAAAATGTTTCATTAAAAATGGCAGATGTCTTAGCATTTCCATTAACTCATAATGCTTTAATAGAAAGCATATCACTTTACAACGCTCAAACTTTATCAGAAATAAAAAACCTTAGTCTACATGATTTTGGTATATTTTTAGAACTAGAACCTGAAGAAGAAGAACAGCAAATGCTAGAGCAAAATATTCAAATAGCTTTAAAAGGCGGTGGTATTGATTTAGAAGACGCTATAGATATACGTCAAATAAAAAACTTAAAACTAGCTAATCAACTTCTTAAACAAAAACGTAAAAAGAAATTAGCCAGAGATCAAGCACAGCAACAAAAAATGATTCAAGCTCAAGCTCAAGCTAACGCTCAAGCGTCTGAAGCAGCTGCATTAGCTGAAGTTCAAAAAAACGCAGCTACAACAGAATCTAAAGTTCAACTTGAACAAGCTAAATCTCAGTTTGAAATACAAAGAATGCAGACAGATCTTGAAATTAAAAAGCAATTAATGGCTCAAGAATTTGAATATCAAAAACAATTAGCTCAGATAACTCAAGGATCAACAACTAAGAAAGAGCAAGAGATAGAAGATAGAAAAGATAAAAGAGTTAGAATACAAGGAACACAACAAAGTACATTAATAAATCAAAGACAAACAGACGCGTCTCCTACAAATTTTGAAGGAGCTGGAACGTCGCAACTAGGCACTTTTGGTTTACAAAATATGATGCCGCCTAGTTAAACTATTTAATAATTATATAATATTTTATCATGTCAGAAGAAACAAAAACAAATGAACCTGTTAAACAGGAAGGAGACTTTAAAATGAAGTCTAAACCTAAAAACTTAGGTAACTTAAACAGTATTGATCCAATTAAAGTAGATCTAACTAAACCAGAAGCAACAGGAGAAATAGTTCCTGATGTTATAAAGGTTACAGTACCTAGTGAAGAACTAAAAGAAGAAACAGATGCCATTCAAATCGGAGAAACAGAGAAAATGGTTGTGGGCGAACAAACCGGAAATAGCGTTAAAGTGGACGAACAAGTATCAGAGCCCAGCAAAGCTATTGAAGAAGCTTCACCAATCCAAGAAGTAACAAACGAAGAAGTAAAAGAAGTTAAGCAAGAAATTGCTGAAGCAGTAAGAGACGAAAGAGTTCTTGGAAAACCTTTACCAGAAAACATCGAAAAGCTAGTTACCTTTATGGAGGATACCGGTGGAACAGTACAAGACTATGTAGCTTTAAATAGAGATTACTCAGGTTTAAACTCTAGTCAAGTTCTTAAAGAATACTATACAAAAACAAAACCACATTTAGATCAAGAAGAAATATCATTCTTAATGGAAGATAATTTTGAATTTGATGAAGACGTGGACGAAGCAAGAGAAATAAGAAAAAAGAAACTTGCTTTTAAAGAAGAAGTTGCGAATGCTAAAAACTTTTTAGAAAGTTCAAAAAGTAAATATTACGACGAGATCAAGTTGAGACCGGGCGTTACTCAAGAACAGAAAGAAGCTTTAAGTTTTTTCGATAATTACAAAAAGCAGCAGGAAACTGCTAATCAATTACATGGGGATTTTAGAGACAATACTAAAAAACTTTTTAACAATGAATTCAAAGGTTTTGATTTTAAAGTTGGAGAAAAGAAATTTAGATACGGTGTTAAAGATCCTGCTAAAGTTGGAGAAGCCCAAATAGATGTACAAAACTTTGTTGGAAAGTATTCTGACGATAAAGGAAGAATTGTAGATCCAGCAGGGTATCACAAGGCAATGTATGCTGCGATGAATGCTGATAAGATTGCTCATCATTTTTACGAACAAGGAAAAGCTGATGGCGTTAAAAACGTTATTCAATCATCCAAAAATCCCTCTCAAGATTCACCTAGGCAAGTTGCCGATGGAAACGTTTTTGTAAATGGATTAAAAGTAAAATCAATAAGTGGATTAGACTCATCAAAACTAAAAATAAAAACAAAAAAATTTAACTAATTAAAAATTAAAAATTATGGCTTTAAGTCCTCAATTTGGAAGTATAATACCTTCCCAGGCACAGCAAATTTTAGCAAATAACTTTTTGCAATTTGATCAAGGAAATAATGTAAACAATTTCGCTCAACAATATTTACCAGAACTTTACGAACAAGAAGTAGAGAGATATGGTAATAGAACGTTATCAGGTTTCCTAAGAATGGTTGGCGCTGAAATGCCAATGACTTCTGATCAAGTAATTTGGTCTGAACAAAATAGATTACATATAGCGTACAATGGTTGTACGTCAGATTCTGCAAACGGAAGAATTACAATTCCAGTAACTGCTGCTAATGCAGCAACACCAATATTAAATGTAATATCTCCAGGCGCAACTATCGTTGTTATGGATACATTTGGTAACGAAGCAAAATGTTTTGTACAAATATCAGATACTACTCCCGCAGGTGGTGGTAATAACCCTGGTCGATTAACTGTAGAGCCTTATGGTTTTGCTAATTTAATTGCTGCAGGTATCGCTGATAGTGCTACAAACAAAATATTTGTTTACGGTTCTGATTTTCAAAAAGGAACATCTACATCTAACGGTGGATCAGGTATAAATCAATACGCTGCAGTACAAAACCCTATGGTTACTGTAACGCCTTCGTTTACACAATTCGCTAACACTCCTATCATTATTAGAAGTACTTACACTATCAATGGTTCTGACACTGCTCAGATCGGTTGGGTAGAAGTAGCTACTGAAGATGGAACTGGAGGTTACTTATGGTATCTAAAAGCTGAATCTGAAACAAGACTACGTTTCGAAGATTACTTAGAGATGGCAATGGTTGAAGGTGAATTAAGTGTTGGTGGACCCGTTGCTTTAACTAACAGAGGTCTTGGTACTCAAGGTTTATTCTCTGCAATTACAGCTAGAGGTAACGTACAAGTTGGCTTTACTGCTGCTGCTGGATTAGATTCTTTCGATGCAATTCTTAAAAATTTAGATACTCAAGGAGCTATTGAAGAAAACATGCTTTTCTTAAATAGATCTACTGCTCTAGATTTTGATGATATGCTAGGAGCAATCTCTGGTGGTTTCGCTGGTGGAACTGCTTTTGGTTTATTTGAAAATTCTGAAGAAATGGCTTTAAACTTAGGTTTCAGTGGTTTCAGAAGAGGTTCTTATGACTTTTACAAAACTGATTGGAAATACTTAAATGACGCTTCTACAAGAGGTGCATTAGTTGGACCTGCTTCTATTGAAGGAGTATTAGTTCCTGCTGGAACTTCAACAGTTTATGATCAGATCTTAGGTACTAACATTAGAAGACCATTCTTACACGTTCGTTATAGAGCTTCACAAGCTGATGACAGACGTATGAAGTCTTGGTTAACTGGTTCAGTAGGTGGTGCTTTTACTTCATCTTTAGATGCAATGGAAGTTAACTTCTTATCTGAAAGATGTTTAGTAACTCAAGCTGCTAACAACTTTGTATTATTCAAAGGAATCTAATTGATTCAAAACTAATGTAATTGTTACCCTCGTTATATTGACGGGGGTAATTATTACTTTTATAACTATTTAATTTTATTATATTATGTCAAAAGAAAAAGAAATCCAGCCAAAAAACTGGGAAATTAAAGATAGAAATTACTTTATAAACGGACAAGCGTCCCCTTTAACATTTACGTTACCTAGTAAACATACTAGAAAACATCCATTATTATGGTTTGATGAAGAGCTTGGTGCTCAAAGAGAACTAAGATATGCAACAAATCAAAGATCGGTGTTTGTGGATGAGCAAAAAGGTGAAGCAACAATGGGACACATCATTTTTAGAGATGGAGTTTTAAATGTTCCAAAACAAGAGCAAGCATTGCAAAAAATGCTTTCTTTATATCATCCATTAAGAAAACATAGATATTCAGAACTGCAACCAATAGAAATTGCTAAGGATCAATTAGCTGATTTAGAATATGAAATAGAAGCTTTAAACGCTGCTAGATCTTTAGATATAGATCAGTGCGAAGCAATTCTTAGAGTAGAACAAGGATCTGGCGTTACTAAATTAAGTTCTAAAGAAATTAGAAGAGATTTATTATTATTCGCTAAAAACAGTCCTGTATTATTTATAGAATTAGCTAGCGATGAAAATGTAATGTTAAGAAACTTTGGTATAAAAGCTAGTGAAGCTGGTATTATAACAATTTCACAAGATCAACGTGCTATACTTTGGTCAAGCAATAGTAAAAAGTTAATGACAATTCCATTTGAGGAAAATCCTTATTCGGCATTTGCCGCTTTCTTGAAAACAGATGAAGGTGTAGAGATATACAAGTCTATCAAGAAAAAACTTAAATAACATGTAATACTAATATAAGGCTCGTTCACTCGGGCCTTTATATTATAATAAAATAATTAAAATGGCAGTAAACATAGATCAGGTTTATAAAACAGTCTTGTTGATAATAAATAAAGAACAAAGAGGTTATTTAACACCTAATGAGTTTAACAGATTAGCTACTCAAGTTCAATTAGAAATTATTGACGGGTATTTTGAAACTATTAATCAACAAATGCGAGTGCCACAAAACTCTACCGAATACGGTGACAGAGTTAAAAACGTGCAAGAACAATTAGACGTTTTTAAAACAATAGGTAATTGTGCTTTTACAGCCGCAACTACCACTAAAGCTGCATTTTTCACGCCTCCAACTTCTTCAGGAGCTGCTAGTGGAACACAGCTTCTTTCTTCAACAACAAATCAAATATCTTATCCTTTAACTACAATAACACAAAGTCAAGTAGAAGATAGCACAGTAGTAGTAACTTATTTAGGAGCTGCGTTTGCTAACTTTAATATAACTGGTGGTGTGTTTAATTTAACAGGTGGATCTCTTCCAACTGGAGTAGCTAATAATATAGTTATAACACTGTACCCACAAGATTTCTACAAGCTAGGAACAGTACTTTATAGAGATGATAGAATGGTAGAAGCTATTCAAAGAAACGAATTAGCTATGCTAAACATGTCTCCTATAAGCAAACCTACAGATAACTTTCCAGTTTATTTGTATGAAAATAAAGAAATAATAATACATCCTCAAACTATAACAGATATTAATCAAACTGGCGCAGTTAAAGCAACTTATATTAGAAAGCCAGCAAACCCTACGTGGAATTTTTCTTCTGCAACGGGTCATTATGTTTGGAACCCAACAACTTCTGTTAATTTTGAACTAGATTCAACAGAGCAAAGTAATTTAATAATACAGATATTATTATATGCAGGTGTAGTTATTAAAGATATGACAATAATTCAAGCTGCTTCTGCTGAAATAGCTAAAGAAAATCAAAACGAAAGAAATTAATAAGATATGGCAATACAACCACCAAGCAACGGATTAGTAACTGAAACTGCACAACAGTATTTTCAAGGTTCTCAAGGATTTAGAGGTAAGGCCACTGGAGATCTTGGAGCTCAAACATTTACAACTGACTTTGATACCGGTCTTGTATTAGGTAGCGCAACAAGTTGGAGCCCTACAGATGTTGATTACGGTTTAAATAACTTTAAAGTTTACACTAGTGCCACAGGCGCAGCAGGTACTTGGGCTGAATTTATCACGCAAATAGTACTTACTAATGATAAAACTATAGCTTTGACAGCTGATATAGTAGCCAATGCTTATGTAGTTGTACAACTTAAAATTTTAACTGGTGGTAAGTATGGAAATACGCTAGCAGATAAAGCATTTGGCCAAGAGGTTGAAGATAATTATGGCAGCTATCAATACGTTACATTAAATAATATTGTTAGTAATTTTTTAGTAGGTTACGTAGGTCAAAGCAAATTGCTTCCAGACGCTAAAAGAACCGATGTTATATTTTTTGCAAAAAGAGCTATGCAAGAATTTAGTTATGATACTTTAAAAAGTATTAAATCTGCAGAGTTATCTATACCACCAAGTCTAACTTTGGTTGTGCCTCAAGATTATGTTAACTACGTTAAGATGTCATTTATTGATGGCATGGGAGTTAAAAGACCTTTATATCCTGCTAATAATTTAACTATAAGTCCTTTTTATACTCAAGCGCAAGATGCCAAAGGTATACCTACTCAAGATCAATGGGGTAATGATATAGAAGGAGATTCTATTACTCAAGATAGATGGCACACAAATAATCCTAGTTTTATAAACGGTGACTTTAATACAGGTGATTTCACAAATGATATGTGGGCTTACAATTGGGATGCTACAGGTGGATTAATGGGTGCTAGCTATGGTCAAATGTATGGTTTAGATGCTCAGTTTGCGCAAACAAATGGTTGGTTTAATATGAATGAAAGAGAAGGCAAGATATCTTTTTCTAGTAATCTAGTAGGTAAACTATTAGTATTAGAATACATATCTGATGGCTTAGCTTATGATTTAGATAGTAGAATACCTAAGATGGCAGAAGATGCTGCATACGCTTTTATACTATATTCTTTAATAGCTGGTAGGATAAATCAACCAGAGTATGTTGTACAAAGACTACGTAGAGATAAAATTGCTAAACTAAGAAACGCTAAGATAAGATTATCTAATATTAAGCTTGACGAAATTATTCAAGTAATGAGAGGTAAATCTAAATGGATTAAAAACTAAATTAAATGGCAGAAATTAAAAACAATTTCATTAAGTCTAAAATGAATAAAGATTTAGATGAAAGATTGATTCCAAATAACGAGTATAGAGACGCTTTAAATGTAGCAGTTTCTAGATCAGAAGGTAGCGATGTTGGAGCTTTAGAATCTGTCTTAGGCAATGTTCAACTAATAACAGAATCTAATAGCAACGAAGAAATAATTGGTAACATAGTAGATGAGTCTAATAATTTAGTTTATTATTTTACTACAGATCATTCTCTTTCTAGCAAAGCACCTCTTACTGCTGTTTGTAAGATATTAGTTTTTAATGCTGGCTCACAGCAATCTACTACGTTGGTTAGTGGTAGCTTTCTTAATTTTTCTTCTTTAAATAGAATGAACGGAGTAAGCTTAATAGAAGGTTTATTATTTTTTAGTGACAATAGAAATCAACCAAGAAAAATAGACGTAGACATAGCTAGCACAAACTCTGTGTACTATGTTAATGAAGATCAAATATCGGTAGCTAAATTTGCGCCTTATGTAGCTCCAGAGTTTATAGACTTAAGATCTTTAGCCACAACAAAACCGTCAACAATGTCTGACGCAAGTGATCCTCCTCAAACAGAAATTGGTGCTTTAACGGTATCTACAGCAAATCTAGATGTTTCTAAATATAAAAATGGAGAAGCAATACCACAAAAACAGACGGTTGCTGAGTGGAAAGCTGCTAATATAGCTGGTCAAGGCGCTTGGTGTTACTATAATAATAGTTTAGCTAATGGTGTAGTTTACGGAAAACTTTACAATAGACATGCTATAAAAGATCCTAGAGGTTTAGCGCCTAATGGCTTTGTAGTTATGTCAGCAGTAGATTGGTCTGACATTACAGATGGCACGACTACCCCAGCAACTAGGCTTAAGTCTTTAGATTTATGGGCAACTAACCCAGGTACTAATACAACTGGTTTTGATGCTATACCGTCTGGATATAGAGAGCACACGGCTAACGCAAACGCTTTTGAAAACGTTTTAAATATAGCTAGATACTGGACAAGTGATGGTGCTGTTGATGATGCTAACGGTCAATATATACAATTAAACAAAGATAATCAACTTGTGGCACCTGTTACAGCTGTTGGAAATGATACATTAAATATAAACGGTTATTCTGTTAGAGTTAAAAACAGTGGATCAGGTAGTGGTTGGAATGGTGATCCTGATTTCTTAAAAGATAAATTTGTTAAATTTAGTTATAGATACAAGTTTGACAATAATGAATATTCTGTTATAGCACCTTTTAGTCAAGATGTATTTATTCCAGAGCAAGAAGGTGAATTTTTGAATAGTGATGAAACAGAAGCTTTTATTACAACAGTAGTAGAGTTTATGCAAAACTCCGTAAACAATGCTGTTTTAAATATAACGTTACCTAGTCCTAACATAATTGATGACTATAAAATAAAAGGTATTGATATAATATTTAAAGAATCTGATACTCAAGCTTACAAAGTACTAGAGTCTATTCCGGTAGACATAGCTTTTATAGCCGCTTTAAATAATACAAATATATATCAATACGAATACCAGTCAACCTTACCAATAAAAACTTTACCCGCTTCAGATACTACAAGAGTGTTTGACAAGGTTCCAGTAACAGCTGTAGCACAAGAAACTTCAGGCAACAGAATAATGTATGGTAATTTTGTACAAAGCAAAAGTGGCCAAACAGGTTTAGATTATTACGTTAGTATAACTGATAAATCTCCACAAACTTTTGTGGAATACCCTCAGCATTCGTTAAAACAAAACAGAAACTATCAAGTAGGTGTAGTTTTAGCTGATAAATTTGGTAGACAAACAGATATTATTTTATCTAACTACG